TGGAAAGTGTATTTTTGGGGGTGGGTTTTCTTCTGTTTGCACCTCCTTTGTACCTTCGGGCCTTCGTAAATTTTGCGGAGGTACGACCAAAGGTTGATATGAGGGAACATCAGCTGTAGGTAGAGGTAAAGAGGGGGTTTGCAGTCGTACTGCATCTGGCAATACTATACTGGGTAGATCCACAGTTTACTCTGGATCGTTTATATGTTTCCACTGTTCTACAGTCTTAGCTGCTCTCCATGTCTCATACTGAGATTGAGTTACTGTTTCACCATTGATAGTTTCAAAGTAAAACTTACCCTCATCCAGTTCCCATGCACCATTGTTTGGTATACCATTAACGTATAGAACATTGCAAGGGTTTATTTCAGTTTCTTCGATTACTTGATTTAATCTAGCTTCATGTGCCATTAGTCTTCTACCTCAATTACTGTTAAATAACATCTTGTATTTTTATTATTTCCACTATGATCTGAGTTTACATAGCAGGTATGTCCACCACTTGTTCCCATTATTCTAACTTGAATTTGTTGAGAACCACTTAAACCTGTCGTATCTATCCAAGCATGTAAAGCCATACCACCGGCATCACCAGCGTAGTTATTTTGACAAGAAGATGTAAGTTTTGTTGAACCATGCCACATTGCGATGGAAGAGTGAGAGTTACCACCAGCTGCATGGTCGCCTGTATAGTGACAAATAAAATGTGAAGTACTAGATTGTGGTGTAATATTTAGGGAAACAATTTGAGTTCCGTTACCAGAACCGTAGTTTTGTGAGTAGTACTTTTCACCATAGTTATTATTTGAACTAAGTACTGTATTTGTTGATGTAAACTTTGTCTGTAAAGTTTTACCTCCAGAAGTACCTTTTGCTAGATAATTCCAGCTTGAGTGTGCAGTACCGCCACTTGAAGGTGCGTTACCTGTTGTGTTAACAACGCATATATACGAAGAAAGTACGTTGTTGTCTGTGTACGTTACAACATCATCCACTGTATAAGCAGTAGAGTTGTTGTACGTACCTCTATTGACAAATTTTATTTTGCCTAAATTAACTGTTGCCATTTTAAATTGTTGCGATTAAGTTTCCGCTTGCATTTACAGAGAAGCTAAACCCTGTAGATGCAAATACAACATCTTCAAAGGAATCGAAAGTTGTACCTGAGATATTGTCTGCACCACCGTTTGTGGTAGTGACTATTAAGTTACCGTTAGCGTCTGTATTAAATCCATAGATTTCTGCACCGCCAGTACCTGTAAGGTTTGATCCATCACCACTAAATGATGTAGCTGTTAATGCACCTGTAACTGTAGCTCCAGCACTTGTAGTCTCAAACTTCTTAGAGTTATCGTAATATAAATTTACTGCGCCGTTTACAGCACAAGTTATATAGTTCTCACCACCAGTCCAAGACCTTATTCTTAAATCATTAGAGTGTATAAAAGAGGTTGAACCGTCAGAGCGTAGACCCAAGTCGTTTCCACCACCAAAATAAAGATAACCGCCATCAGGGACTCTTAGATCTCCATTAGCATTTATCTGAAATCTTTGGGTTGGAGTAATTGTATTACCAGCAGTTTTACTAGAGTTTCCATCTGTATAAAACTTAATTCCATCACTACCAAAAGTATCAAGTTCAATAACCGAAGTAGCTAAAGTACCTGTAAAAGGAGCGAGAAAAGCTGCACTACTTGTTGAGCCTTTTACACCAGCACCAAGAACAAGAGATCCGCTACTATATTCAGTATATATTGATTGATAATGTCCTTGTCCATTAGTACCACCCCATACAATACCACGACCATTTGTTGCACTTCCTAAGTCAAGATTACCTTGTGGTGAGGTTGTGCCTATGCCTACACTTCCAGTTACTTGTATACCAGAACCTGTAGTTTCAATCTTTGCATTTCCATTATGATATAATGTTGCAGCTCCAGAAGGTACTCCTTTAAAATAGTTACTACCGTTTGTATTTTCAATAACTACATTACCAGCACTCTGTAAAAACAAAGTATTATTAGCAAGAGTATTTCTAACATATGAAGAACTACCATCGTGGAAAAGTCTTAAATCTCCGTTTCCACCAAGTTGAAGTTGGTAATTATCCCCTGCCCTTATGTTACCGGTTACTAATACACCGCTACCATCTGCTCGTAATCTTTCTGAACCACCTGTATAAAGTCGAGCTGTACTACCAGCGTCGTCTAAATAAAGTAATTCACCAAAACTACCGCCACTACCAGTAGCCCAACCAACACCACCACTATCATGGTATGAGTATAAGTTGTAACTGCCAGTTGCTTGTATGTGAAGTGCATTTGTTACGTTACCAGCGTCAAATGTGGTTGATCCTAGTACGTCAAGACCACCGTTTGCATCTACGTTTCTATCAAATACTACGCTACCAGCACCAGCATTGTCACTAAAACGTAAGTTAGCACCGTTACCATAGATATCCCACTGACCTGTACCGCCAGCTGCATACATTCTTACCCATTTACCAGAACTTGAACTGTGTGATTTAAAATGTTTATTAGCACCTGTTGTTTCAAAATCACCAGTACCAGTAGTATTTCCTGAGATACTAACTCCAGCACTTGTAGTCTCAAACTTTTTACTATTGTCGTAATATAAATCTACTGAATTATCTGGTTTAACAACTATACCATTTTCAGCACCACCTGATGCTTTTCCTATGTAGATGTTACTATTACCTTCTATAAATAGACTTCCTGTACCAGTTTCTCTTAGATAAGAATTAGAGCCATCGTGAAAAAGTTCTATGTCTTGAGCACTTCCAAGTCTAATTCTTCCTCCGTCATTAAGTAAAAAATTAGCAGTTCCAGCACTTATGTTTCCTGAGATACTAATACTTCCAGTGCCTTCTATAGCATTACTATTTAGGTCAAGATTACCACCTAGCTGTGGTGTTGTGTCATCAACAACATCTGCACTAGCCCAACTTAAGTTACCACTACTATCAGTTTTTAGGAATTGACCATTTACTATATTAGATGGGAATGTAAGTGTATAGCTTTGTGCAGCACTATGAGGTGGTGATTTTAGTTTTATACCATGACTGTTAGCTGAACAGTTTAGTTGTAGTGTACCATCTGCACCGCCAGCACCTTTAACTTCAACGACACCAGTTCCATTAGGAGTCAGTTTAATGTTACCGTTAGTAGTTGTTGTAGTTACATCTCCAACTTTAAAACCATCTAAAGCTGTACCATCAGCAGCTACGTCACGACCATCTACGTTACCAGATACAGTTATGTTACCTGTAACATCTATTCCTGTACTACTGGTTTCTAATTTTTTATTGTTGTCGTAGTAGAGTTGTACTGATCCATTTACTGTAAACCCTGCTAAAACTTCTCCTCCATTAGCATTTCTTATAGCTACATTTTCTCCATGTAATTCTAAATTACCTTGTCCGACATCTCGAATTATACTATTAGTTCCATTGTGAAATATCTCAAGATCTGACCCTGTACCATATATAGATTTTACGTTGTCATTATGGTTGTTACTACCAGTAAATGTGTTACCAGTTTTAAGAGCAAAGTCACCTGTAGTTGTAACACCATCTACCCAAGCACTACCAGTATATACCTTAAGTGAGTTAGATGTAGTGTTGAAGAACAAGTCTCCTGTATCTAAGCTAGATGTAGGGTTGGTTGAACCTATACGATATACGTTAAAGAAACTGTTAACATTAGATATGTTACTCGCTACTGTATTAACGTTAGATATAGACCCAGCAGTTGTGTTTACATTAGATATAGACCCAGCTACTGTATTTATATTAGAAGCGTTGCTGACCGCACTGTTAATGTTGCTAGCATTGCTAACTGCACTGTTAATGTTTGATTCGTTACCAGCTACAGAGTTAACATTAGATATATTATTACCTACATTATTAACATTAGTTATGCTACCAGCTGTAGTATTTACGTTTGCTATACTACCAGCAGTTGTGTTAACATTAGCAATAGCATTACCAACAGTATTTACATTGGCAATATTAGTTGCAACAGTATCTATTTCAGATGTACCTTCATTTAAGTCAGCAGCAACTGTATTAATATCTGCAATGTTTGTTGCTACGGTTGTTACGTTAGATGAAATACCAGCTACAGTTGTAACCTCTGTTGCTTTTGGTACTAATCTATGGAATGTATATTGTCTTGGTGGATTAGCACTACCATCACCGCTAGTTTGAGTTGTCTCTACAATTACACCAAAGCCTGCTGAAAGAACTGTAGATCCACAACCTGAGATAGTAACAGTGTTACCAGTTCCCGCACCGTTTGCAATAGTAACTGTGCCACCGCTTGGGGTACGTGTACTAGATATAGCCTTGATAGATATAAGAGTACCAGTACCATTGTTTACATCAGGGTTAGATGTAGGAAAACTTGTTTCGTTTGCAATAGGTACAAAACCACCAACATCATCAACAAGGTCTATAATCCTGTCGTTGATAGCTGCTGTTGTAGCAATAGTTGTGTCGTTGTCTGGAAATGTGTCACCATCTTTGATAGTGTCTCCAGTACTAATGTTAAAGTATCTTGCATCAGCTTCTGTTTCTGTAAAGTATCTACCATCCAAAGCACCGTTAGTTAGCTCTGTCTCAGTAAAATATCTGTTATCTAACTGACCAGCATCTAGCTCGGTTTCTGTGTAGTATCTATTGTCTAACTGACCGGCATCTAGCTCAGTCTCTGTATAATATCTGTTATCTAGTGACCCACCTTGAATCTTTGCATCAGTAATTGCACCATCTGCTATCTTAGCTGTTGTAACCTGTGCATCTGCTATATGTGCAGTGTCAATACTGCCATCTACATAATGCTCAGAGTTTATACTGTTATCTGCAATTTTTGTGCCATCTACTGCATCTGATGCAATCTTAGCTGTAGTTACATTTCCATCTACAATGTTAGCTGTAACCACTGCATTGTCTGCGAGTTTTGATGCTGTAACTGCATCTGCTGCAAGTTTAGCTGTAGTTACATTCTCGTTTGCGATATGCTCAGTATCTATAGACCCAGCTGCATAATGCTCTGAGTTTATAACATCGTCTTGTATATTATCACCATCTACAGAGTCGTTTGCTAATTTAACATGTGTAATCTGTGCGTCAGCAATATGTTGTGTATCTATACTGCCATCGACATAGTGTTCAGAATCTATACTGTCATCTGCTATCTTAGCATTAGTTACAGCGTCAGCTGCTATTTTAGCAGTTGTTACTGCACTATCTTTTACATTAGATGTTTCGATAGCAGCAGCATCTATATCATACGAGTGTATAAGATTAGGTATCTGCTCTTCTTGTGATCTATATAAAAGTTGGGTGTTATTATTGTTTAAGTCAGCTGCCTTTACCGATGACCCTGCTGTATATGTAGCCTTAGCTACGTCTACGTTAGTGTCACGATATATGCGTATGTTAGCTGGACTGGATGGTATATTACCTGATGTAAAGACTACATTACCGCCACCTGTAGTAGTGTAGCTAGTAATGTTGTAGTGTGTACTTGCTGTTTTAAGTACACCATCTACACGAACTTTAACATCAGAAGATTGAATTGAAGGAAAGGTAAACTGCTTAGTTGCATTACCATCCCCAGTGTATTCTACGAATGTTGTTGCCATTTATTTGTATA